CACTGATCGCGCTCGTGACCACCACCTGGGCACTGCTCGGCCTCATCGGCTGGGCCATCGTTGAGATCCTATGAGCGACAACATCAACCGGGTGCTGCGCATCCTGCCCGGCCAGACGGACATAACGACCCGCGTCAATCCGGTCGGCCCGCTGGTGGCGCGGTCCGATCTGGCCGATGCGTGGCAATTCAATACGCAGGCAGCGAGCGATTGGATCGCGCAGCAGCGGGCGCAGAGCGAGCAAATGGGGCTGTGGAACCCACAGACTGGATTGCCGACTGGGGCAGGATTGGTAAACGCCGCGGGGCAATACGGCAATGCGGTAATGATGGGCACCACGGCGCCGGGCGTGCGAGCGTTTCATGGCAGCCCGTATGACTTCGAGCGGTTCGACACCAGCCGCATCGGCTCCGGCGAGGGCGCGCAGGCTTATGGGCATGGGTTGTATTTTGCTGAGAAGGAAGGCACGGCGCGGAGTTATCGGGATCAGTTGGCTACTGCACAGACGCCTGAGGAAACTGCGGCGTGGTATCTCCATGATGCTGGTGGCGATCGGAATGCCGCCATCGCGCAGATGACCGACCACGCCGTGAATGGCGGTATTGGCGCAACTGCTGATCAGGCCGCCAACATCCGAGGCGGGTTGCAGTTGCTCAAGAGCGGCGCGGACATAACGCCGCGAGCGCCCGGCAAGATGTACGAGGTGAACATCAGGGCTGACCCGGAGCAGTTCCTGCACTGGGATAAGCCGCTCAGCGAGCAGAGCCAGTATGTGCAGGATGCGATCAAGAGAGCCGGGCTGAAACCAACCGAACCGGAATTGGGAAGCTTTGGAGGCGTTCCTGTGAGAGGCGCCCCACGTTGGGCTGACACACCAGAGGCGGCGCTGGCGCTGCTCAATGCCGGGATCCCCGGCATCCGCTACCTCGACCAAGGCTCGCGCGGCACCGGCCAAGGTACCCACAACTACGTGGTGTTCGACGCCAACACCATCGACATCCTGCGCAAGTACGGCCTCGCCGGCCTGATGCTCGGCGCTGGCGGCGCAGCAGCCGGTCCGCAGCAACAGAGCCAATGAGCGACACAGCATACCGCACCGTCGATCCAGACGATGAGCCGGACGCCATCAGCCGCACCCGTGGCGCTGACGACGAAGCCTATCCGCGCGACCTCGACGAGCAGCACAAGCAACTGGTCCGTTGGTTCGAGGAAAGCGAACTCGCCCGCCAGGACGAAATCCGGCTCGCCGAACGTGACCGCGAGTACTACGATCATTCACAATGGACCAAGGAGGAGATGGACGCCCTCAAGGCCCGCGGCCAGCCTCCCGTGGTCATCATTAAGATCCACGATTAGGTCTCGCTGCTCTGCGGCATGGAAAGGAAAGCGAGAACTGATCCGAAGGCGTTCGCCCGCACACCGGCCGAGGAGGACCGCGCCGACGCCGCCACCCAGGCGCTCCGCTATATCAGCGATGACAACAACTTCAGCCTCGTGCGCAGCGCTGTGTTCGAGAACATGCTCATCGAGGGCGCCGGCGGTGCGGAATTGGAATTAGAGGACGACGGCAAGGGCGGCGCGGATATCCGCATAACCCACGTCCCTTGGGACCGCATTTGGTACGACCCGCACAGCCGCACCATGGACTTTAGTGACGCCCGCTATAAGGGCCTCGTCATATGGATGGACCGCGATCAGGTCGAGGAATTGTATCCGGACGCCGACGATGTGGTGGAAGCGACGTTCAGCAGCGTTGATTTCTACTACAACGACAGACCCGAGACCGTGAACTGGACCGACAACCGCCGCCGCCGCGTGCGCGTCGTTCAATGCCACTGGGCAGACAAAGGCATCTGGTGGCGCGCGACATTCACCAAGAACGGCATGCTGGCCAATCCGGAGCGCTCGCGGTTCAAGGACAAGCGAGGCAAGAGCGCCTGCGGGCTGCGGCTTCGCAGTGCCTACATCAACCGCGAGAACCAGCGCTATGGCATGGTGCGCGGCCTCATCAGTATTCAGGACGAAATTAACAAGCGGCGCTCGAAGGCGCTCCACCTCGTCAACGTGCATCAGGTGATCGCCGAGCAGGGCGCGGTGCAGGACGTCGATAAGGCCCGCCGCGAAGTCGCCAAGCCGGACGGGTACGTGGAGATCATGCCCGGCCTCAAGTTTGAGATCGTGCCCAGCGGCGAGTTGGCACAGAGCCAGTTCCAACTCCTGCAACATGCCACGGCCGAGATGCAGCTTTCTGGGCCTAATGCGGCAATGTCTGGCACCGACCCGCGCGAATTGAGCGGGCGCGCGATCCTGGCGCAGCAGGCAGGTGGGGCGGCACAGAATGAGCCGCTCGCCGATGCGCTGCGCTACTGGTCGCGCGAGGTCTATGAGGTGGCCTGGATGGCTGCGCGGGAATACTGGACCGGCGGCAAGTGGGTGCGCGTGACCGATGATCTGAATGACACGAAATGGATCGGCGTCAACCGGCCGATCAGGGTGATGGATCGTCTCGCGGCCTTGCCGGAACAGCAGCGCGCCATGGCAATGCAGCAGATGCAACTCATGCCAGGCGATCCGCGGCTGCAACAGGTCATCGGCATCGAGAACGACATCACGGACCTAGACGTGGATATCACCGTCGAGGAGGGCATGGATATTCCAAGCCTCCAGCAGGAGACGTTCCAGACATTGGTGCAGTTGGCAGGAATGCAGCCTGGATTGATACCGGGTGACGTGCTGATTGCGGCGTCAGGACTGCGCGACAAAGATATGTTGCTCGAGCGCATGAAGGAGCACCAGCAACAACAGGCGCAGGTGCAGCAGAAGGCTGGCGCACTCGCCACACAGCACGCCCAGGCCGACATTCAGAGCAAGCAGGCCAAGGCGGCGGCTGACATGGCACTGGCGCAGGAGCGCAAGGTCAACGCCGTGCGCCAGGTTCACGACGTGCATGCGGATTTCAGTGCACCGCCGTATGGGCAACCGAACGTGGCGCCAGACAACCCGCCTGGCGTGCAACCAATGCAGCCGCCTGATCCTGAGCAGATGACGCCAGACATGGCGATGGCCCACCAGATGGCGGACCTGGCCAAGAAACAGGCCGACATCCGCAACACACAGGCGTCCACCGCGCTGACCACAGCGAAGATCCCGCAGGTGGCGCACCAGACAGCAAATACCGCGGCCACCACCAACCGGCTGCTTGCCACGCCCATTCCTCAGCCAGCAGCGCCCACAGCGAGGTAATCCGATGCCAGCAACAGCAACCGGCCGCGGTGCACAGGTCGTGCTCGATCCACAGTCGAATACCACCAAGGCAGTGCGCGGCGCCTACGCATCCACGTTCGAGGCCAACGCCGCCAAGGTCGCGGCCGATGTGGCAGCAGGCATCGCTGCTGACGGCTATCGCCCGGACGGCACGACCAATACCGGTGCGACCGCGGTGGACATCGACGTAAACCCAGCAGCGACTGCCAGCATCACCGGCTCGATGATCATCGGCACCAGCGCCGGCCCGGTCATCTCCTCCGGCACCGGCGTCGCCAGCGGCACACAGCCATCCGGTTCCATCTTCATCCGCACCGACGGCGCGGCCGGCGCTCGCATCTACGTGAGCCAGGGCGGCGGCACCTGGATCGCAATCGCGACTGTCTAGTCCAGCATGTCAGGCGCTAACGGTCTTTTCGATCCGCGTATCATGCAGCAGTGGGATACGCTCCAGACGGGGCAACTCAATGCGCTGGCGCCGCAATCTGCCGGATCATTGTTCGATACCAGCGGCGGCCCTACGGCTGAGGGATTACAGGCGCCAGGGAATATAAACATCCATCGGCGGCCGGTCGTGCATAACCCGGACGGTAGTATCAGCACAGTGCGGTCGATCACCGTCGGTGGCGAGAACGGCGAGCCGGCCTTTCTAATCCCAACTGTGATTGGCAATCGCGTGGTCTCCAATCAGGAGGCGATCGACTACTTCCGACGCACCGGCGAGCATCTCGGCCAGTTCGATACGCCAGAGAACGCCGACGCATACGCCCGCTCGCTTCATGAGGCGCAGGCGACAGAATACCTCAGGTAATCGACTAAGGACATCCGATGGCTAACGAAGCACTCGACAGCTTCCTTGCGTCCGAAGCGCAGGAGGCGACCAGGGAACCTGCCCCACAGGCCGCCCCAGAGGCACCGCCAGCGGCGCCGGAGCCGAAGGCTGACGCCAAGCCGCAGGGAGAGCCGAAAGCCGCCACAGCCACGCCTGAGGACGACGCAGAGCCGCCGCAGCCGCTCGACGGCGAGCCGGTCATCCCACGCCGCGCCTACGAGGACGAGCGGCGGAAAAGACAAGATTGGAAAGAGAAGGCGGCCCGTTACGAGGGCGAACTCGCGGCCATCCGCAAGCAACTGGAGGAGGTCCAGCGCCCCCAGCCGCAGCCTATGCCGCCGCTGGCGCCGATCGACCCTTCCCAAGACCCGACGGGCTTCACCGTCCGCATTCAGCAGGTCATGCTCAACGAGCGGTTGAACAACTCGGAAATGCTGCTCCGCGACAAGATCGGCGACGACAAGGTAACCGAATACGTCCAGGAGTTTCAGCAGCTCGCACAACGCGATCCGACGCTGTTCGGGAAGCTGTATTCGCAAACCAACCCCTACGGCTGGATGCAGCGCGAGGTCGAGCGCCAGCGGGTGCTGCGTGACGTCGGCGACGACCCGAGCGCATACCGCAGCAAGATCGAGGCCGAGGCGCGGGCGAAGTGGGAAGCTGAGGCGGCTGCGAAGCCACCACCACCATCCCCGGCCGCCGGTCTACAGCCGTCGCTCGCCACCGTGCGCAGCGTCGCCGGCCGCACCGCATCAACTTGGAGCGGCGAGCCGAGCCTCGAGGATGTGCTCGCACCAATCCAGAACCGCAAGAACACGAACGGCCAGACCAGGCGGTTCTGAACGTGCCTCCCCGCCGCCGGGGGTAATCGGGCGCGAGTGACTACCCAGGTGCCGCCGACCGAAACGGGCGCAGTGGGCTGCCGCCGAGCATTAACGGGCGCGATCAAAGAAAGGAGAAAGATCAACCCCAGTATAGGAGTGCTCGGCTGTGGCCGACATGAATGTAACCCCGGCTAGAACGGGACTAACGCCGATCCAGTGGTCTTCAGACTTCTGGGTGGAATACATCAGGGAAAACCAGTTTACTCCGTATTTTGGCACCTCCATGGATGCCATGATACAATTACAGACCGATCTAACACGAAAGCCCGGCGACACTGTCGTTTTCCCAACCGTCCGCAACCTCGTGGGCGCTGGCGTCACCGGCAACACGGTGTTGGAGGGCAACGAGGAAATCCTCAACGCCCGCTCGCTCAACGTCGCTGTCGGCGTCATCAGACACGCGGTCGCCGTCTCGCAATGGGACGAGCAGAAGTCGGTCATCGATCTGCTACAGGCCGCCCGCCAGGTGCTGAAGAACTGGGCCGCCAACAAGCTGCGCACCGACATCATCCTGTCGCTCGGTGCCATCACGGCAGACGGCAACGTGCAGATCACTTATGCCGCAGCCTCCGCGGCACAGCGCAACACTTGGTTGGTCAACAACGCCGACCGCGCACTGTTCGGCATCTCCAAAGCGAACGCAGTGTCTGGTGTCTACGCCACGGCACTCGCGACGGTCGACAACACCGCCGACAAGATGACCGCCGCGCAACTTACGCTGGCCAAGCGGCTTGCCCGTACGGCGACGCCAAAAATCCGGCCGATCAGGGTTAATAATGACGAGGAATGGTACGTCGTGTTCGTGCCGAGCCTCGTGTTCCGCGACCTGATGCTGGACCCGACGATCGTCAACAGCCTGCAATATGCCTGGAACCGCGGTTCCGACAACCCGTTGTTCACCGCCGGCGACATCATCTACGACGGGCTGATCATCCGTGAAATCCCCGAGTTGCCGGTGCTCAAGACCACCGATCCCGGCGGCTCAACGATCGATTGCGGCGCGTCCTACCTCTGCGGCGCGCAAGCCATCGGCATCGCCTGGGCACAACGGACGAAGGCCATCACCAACGAGCGCGATTACGGCTTCTTCAGCGGCGTTGGCGTCCAGGAAATCCGCGGTGTCGGCAAGCTGAGGTTCGGCACCGATCCCACCGTGGACACCACGAAACCGGTAGATAATGGGGTATTCACGATTTGGAGCGCTGCCGTTGCTGACGCATAACGGTGGGTGCTAAACTAAGCGAGACCGGGAGGTGCTGAAACACCTCTCGGCCTCTAACCACCATCGACGACTGGAGCGTCAATCATGGCTAAGCCGTATGTCCCATATTCGGGACCGATCGTCACGCACGCCGAAGCCGTGGCGAACGGCCTGAAGCGCTACTTCCCCGGCTCAATATGTCGTCGTGCCGGGCATCTCAGTGAGCGAGCAGTCTCTAGTGGAAACTGCATAGCCTGTCTTTTGGTCAGCACTGCCGTGTGGCAGAAGGCCAACCCACAGAAGTGCGTAGAAAAGTCCCAGAGATACCAAGCGGCGCATCCCGAGCGGCCTGTAGCGTATCGGAAGGCCAACAAGGAAAAGATCGCTCAACGCGGTAAGGCTTACAAACAGGCCAATCCTGACAAGATACGAGAAAACACACGAAAGTGGCATGCCGCGCATCCGGATGTGGTTCCGCGCTGGCGCAAGTCCAACCCGGAAGCCTATCGGGCACAAGTTCAGACACGCCACGCACGCATAGCGAATGCCGAAGGTCGCCACACCGCCGCCGACCTAAAGGCGCTGCTGAAGCAGCAGAACGGTCGCTGTGGCTACTGTCGGAAGTCCATCAAGACAACATGGACTGTTGACCACATCCAGCCGCTGTCACGTGGCGGCACGAACTGGATCTCCAACATTCAGTTGCTATGTCCGTCATGCAACTACTCGAAGCAGGATACCAACCCCATTGAGTTCGCCCGGCGCATCGGCCGCCTCGTCTGACTTCAACAAGGAGTACCAACATGGCAAGCGACAAGCACGAAACCGCGTCCAGCGGGCAGCATCCTCCGGGCGCCACGCCGACGTCGGCG